TCAGTGCAGCCCCTTTTTCCAGTCATCGATCCGCGCCCAGACGGCGATGGCAATCCCGCCCAGTGCCAACGCGATAAAGACCCAGCGTAGCGTGTCGAGATATGGCACCAGTGGCAGAACCGCGCCCTGCGCCTCGGCCAGAACCTCTTGGGCAACCTCCACGCCCGCGGCGCCGACGGTCGCCACGCCAGCTGTGCCGGTCCCCCGCAGCGTTCGGCTCTCGGACAGCACCTCCCGCGCGGGCGGGGCCTCGGATGCAAAAGGCACAGCGCGAACCGGAAACCGCTCGCCCCAGCTGCGCGCGGGCCCCAAGTCGATATGGATGAAGCCCGAGCGCGGATAGAAGCCAAAGCCGAGAAACCCGACTTCGCGGGCAGCAGCTTCAAACGCCACCGGATCATGGTTGGCCATCGCAATATCAAACGCCGTGCCGTCCATGTGCTTGGAACGCGGCGCGCCTTTAACGGCTTTGTTGTGCGCGGGCGAGCGATAGGCCGAGCGGAGGATCAGCGGTTTGCCGAGCCGGTCGCGGAGCGCCTGCAGCCTGTCGAGCGCCTCGGGATGAAGCTTTAACTGACCTGTGTCGCGGCAGGCGATCTCAGGAGGCGAGAAGTTCTTCCAGCGCCAAAGGTGGTCGGGCACGTCGCGGAAATGGCGGAAGGTGCGAATGGGGTCAGACATGAGCGTCTCCTGTGGGTGATGGGCATGCGAAATCGCCCTGCGCGCGGGCAGGGCGTTTGGTTTGTGTCGGGAGTTCGGGATCCTCAGCTTGTGAAAATGGCGCTGAGGTCAGTCGCCATCCCGGCGCTGGAAGGCGGCGAAGATCAGGTTGCGCATATCGTGGATATCGCGCTCGATCCGGGCGAGGCGGTCGTGATCGACCTGCCGATCATCGTCGCGGCGCTTCTCGACCCGGGCGCGTTCCTCGACCAGTTCCTGCTCGAGCTTGTGCAAAAGCGCCTCATTGGTGAAGGCTTTGCGCGTCACTGCTGTGGCAAGCCCCGCGATGAAGGTGAACCAGACGCCGATGGCGGCGGTCAGACCGTGATCGCGGAACGCCTGCACGGTTTGCTCGATGAGGGAATTTTGCTGGCTCATCCGATTTTTGCCCCCCAGAAGCTGGTCTGCTCGGCCGCAAAGAACCCGTCATGCGCGCGGAAGGAGCCCTGCACTTCAACCGTGTCGCCTGCGCTCAACGCGGCCATGCTTTGCAGCCAAAGCGCTGTGGCTTCCGAGCGATGCGTGGCGGAGCTCTCACCATAGCTGCCGCGCAGGACGTCTGTGCCATTGATCACCAGCCGCCCGCTCATGCGTGCCGAAGTGCTGGCATTCACCTTGAACATGAGCGTCGCGCCAAAGAGATACGTGCCGTCCACCGGGGCTATGAACTGGTTGTTCGCCGCATCAAACGCGCCCTGATCATTGTACTCGGTGTTGTTGATGCCGATCTTGGTCCAGGCACCGACGCCGACATAGTTGTCGTAGTTCGTATAGCCCTTGAAGCGCGGCAGGTTTGGCTGATCGAGGATGCCAGTGGCGGGGTCGGACCGCAGCGCGTCATAGAAGGTGCTGCCATCGGGCGAGACGGCTAGGCGAAACTGGTCCGACCCGAACAGGCCCAGCAGGGCGCGGGTCGAGAAGCCGGTCTGGAACAGAAACCCCAGATCATTCGCGCTGGCCTCCTTGTTCAGGCTTTGTATCAGGCTGCCCGTCCCACCAGCACCCACGCCCAGCGCGGTCCAGAGCGCGGCATTGATCTGTGCGAGAAACGGATTGTTGGCATCTGCTGTGCCACCGAGCCCGATGCGCGTCAGGTTCTGCAGGGCAGGGGGTGTGGTGCTGATCCAGCCTGCGCCATCATAGACCAGCAGCACGGCGTCATCTTCAACCCATGCGCGCCACCCCACGCGCGGTGGCAGGCGCAACCAGGCCCCATCGGTCCAGAGCGCGATGTTCAGATCCCAGCCCGCCCAGTCGCTGGTGGCGCCTGAGGCCACGATATACCGATCCCCCTCATCGGGGCTGGCCGGGGGTGCTGTCAGATCGCGCGCGAGCACCGCAAGTTGCACCAACCCATCGAGCAAGCGCAGCGCCTCGTTATGGGTGACATGTTTTTGCGCCTGCGCGGCCAGAATATAGGGCAGCAGCAGATTGCCGGTGGTGTCAGACATCAAAGGTCCTTGTGGTTCTGATCAGAAGAAGAGGGTGACCGTCCGCTCCGCCCCGCGCCCGACAAGAGCGGAGAGCTGCGCGATGCGGATCGTGAGACTGTCACTTGGCCCGAGCAGGGTGCCCCAATCGGCGATCTGGTCAGCACCAGAATAGACTGCGCTGGTGGTGCTGGTGCTGAGCGTTCGCTTTACGGTCGTGCCGTCGAGGATATCGACCTCATAGGTCTCATTCTCTTCTGCCAAAGCCACATCACCCGCGTTCCAATTGTCGGCCGCGAGCGAGCGCGACCGCCGCACCCAGCGGATTGTCAGATCGCCGGGGCTCCGCGCTCTGCGCCAAGGCTGGTCGATATGCGCGACCGAGAAAGGCCGTAGCCCGGCACCCTCAGGCGTGAATGCCTGCGCTACATAACTGTCATCACCGGGCGGGCGTGCGGCTGGTCCGATGCGCCAGTTCCAGGGAAGGCCCAGATCAGCCTCAGCGATTGGCAGCGGGGTCAGGCTGTCATCCAGCACCACGACGTGCGCACGCTCGGGCGTAGGATCGCCCATCGCGGCTTCCGTTCCGCGCTGACCGCGCAGCAGCCGCATCAGCCGATAGCGCCCCGGTGCTATTAACTCGGCGACGCCCGCCTGCACGATCTCCCATTGCCCAGCGCCTGTTTCCACCGCCAGCGCATTGGCCCCGCCGAAGAGGGCAATATCCGTCACGCTTTTGAGGCTGCCTGTGAACAGATCGATGATCAGCGCATTGCCCAGATCGAAGCGCGAGCTGGGGCCAGAATAGAAGTCTGCCACCAGCACACCCATCCGCGCCCGCCTGCCGAAGGTGGTCAGCAGCTCAAACCCATCGCTCGCGGGGCTTCGAAACACAGCCAACTCGCCCGGCCATGGCCGCGCATGGCCGGCGATCAGAGGGCGATGCGGCGCAATATCTTCGCGTAGCTGGGGCAAATCCATCAGCAGCACATCCGGTGCCCCGAACACCAAAGGCGTGCTGAGCGTTGCTGGCCGGGGATTGCCGGGTGGCAGATCGTAGTTGGCGCGGTCCTGACGGAGTGCTTCCAGACTGCGAAACGTGGAATCCGCCACCGAGACCAGCCGCATATCGACCTGCCGCCCGTCATGCGCGAGCGCGATCACATCGCAGGGATCGAGGGCCAGACGCGAGGGCGGCAGTCGAAACACAGCCGTTTCGCGGCCCGACCAGGCCTCCATCAGCGCGCGGCGGCAGCGCCGCTCGGCTTCTTCTGGCGGGACAGCCATGGGGAAGCTCTCGAGCGATATGCGCGTTGTGTCCACAGTGATGCGCTGCGCCTCAACTTGCGCCGCGTCATAATCCTCATCCGCGCGCGCCACTTGCCATTTAAGCGCTTGCGGCAGCTCTGTTTCCTGCGCGCGGGTCAGTTCCAGAACGTCACCAGACCCAGCCGCCACCATATCCTCGGCAGATATTACTGCCACTGTCGCACGCCCGCGCATGACAAAGCGGATGACACCGCCGGTCTCGGTGGCATCAAAACTGAAATGCCGCGCGAGCGTGGCGATTGAGCCGCGGGGGGATTCCAGCGCGCCGATCGCGTAGCCCTCGACCGCACCCCAAAGGCCGGAGACATCGATGCGGTACTCGGGCAGCCCCGCGCGCAGGCAGAGATGCCTAACGAGAGCCGCGAGGGATACGGCGCCGAGCCGTCCCGTCAGCCAGTGCCCCAGCCGCCAGTTTGGACCATCGGTCCAGACACCCTCCAGCGCCGGGAAAAACGGGTAGGGCCGTGCATCCCATGTCCAGGCGGCGCAGTCCGGCACATGGACCATCCGGTCGCCATATACCGAGGACATTGGATTGTTGGCCGCGTCGCCCCACCAGAGATAGCTCGCCTCGAGATAGGCCCGCTGAATCGCATCATCGCGCCAGCCGCGGGAGAAATACGGCACAAAGCTTTCAGACGATTTCGGATCGAAAAACACATTGGGCTGGTTCGTGCCGCGATCAACTGCGGGGCAGCCCAGTTCCGTGAACCAGACAGGTTTCGATTCCGGCACCCATGCGGTCGGCGTCCCGCTCTCAGCGCCGCCCGGACGATCAAAGTGCTGTTCTGACCACCAGGCGCGCAGATCCTTGTAGCGAAACACCCATGGTTTGCCTTCTGCCCCGTCCTCAACGGGGGTTCGTACCTGTACCGCACGATCAGCCGCGCTGGCATAGAACCAGTCGAACCCTTCACCGCCTGCGATATGGGATTGCAGATAGGCGCGGTCATGGATCGCAGGCCAGCCGGCTTGCGCGTCTGCATGCTCAAAGCCGTCGCGCCAGTCCGAGAGCGGCATGTAATTGTCGATGCCGATGAAATCGATATTTGCATCGGCCCAGAGCGGATCGAGATGGAAGTACACATCTCCACTGTCGTCCCCCGGCTGGTGGCCGAAATACTCCGACCAGTCAGCCGCACAGCTGATCTTTGTGCCCGCTCCGAGGATGGCGCGGACATCAGCTGCCAGATCGCGAAACGCCTGCACGGCCGGATAGGTCGCCGCGCCAGACCGGATTTGCGTGAGCCCGCGCATCTCGGTGCCGATCAGGAAGGCATCAACGCCGCCTGCCATCGCGCAGAGATGGGCATAGTGTAGGATCATCCGCCGCAGGCCCCAATCTTCAGCAGGGCCGGTCCAGGACACATCCTCGCCCGACACGGCGAAACTCGCGGGTGTCGCGCCGCCGAAGAAGCTCGCGACCTGTGTGGCGGCCGAAGCGGTTTTGTCGGCAGACACGACATATCCTGCGGCAGGCGAACAGGTGATGCGCCCCCTCCATGGAAAGGCAGGCTGGCCAATATCAGTGGCATTGTCCGAATAAGGATCCGGCAGCGTGTTCCCCGGTGGCACATCCATCATCAGGAAGGGATAAAAGGTCACGCGCATGCCGCGGGCCTTCAGCTCCCGGATCGCCTGGACCACCGCGAAATCCGCCGGCGTGCCGCCATAGACGGGCCGATCCTCGCTGTCTCGGCTGACCAGTTCGGCATCTGCCCGCGCGATACCATTCACCGACCAGTCGGCATTGGGCGTGGTCTTCTCGGAAAACTCGACCTTGGGACGGATGGTGCAGTTCCCTGCGCGCAGATCGTCGCCAAACCATGACACGACGAGGCTGACGGCCTCAACCGAGGGCACCATCGCCTGCAACCGATCCAGCGCCACGACGATATCGGCGGTGTCGGCTACCGCATTGGAGTTCTCGGTGCTGCTGGTGCCACCAATGGTGGTGTTCAAAAGCGGGTTGGCGGTGGCAATCCCGCCCTCAACCTTGCGCACGACATCGGTCGCATAGGTGAACTCACCTGCGGACGGAATGAGCGAGACTGCGCGGGTCAGCCCTTCAGCCGTGTCAGAGTCCGCCAGCGGGCGGAACACCTCAAAGGTCAGCTGCGGGATGCGGTTGCCAAAATCGGAAAGCGGCAGTTCTTCGAACACCACATAGGCCGTGCCCCGATAGGCGGGCGTGCTGGCCACGCCCATCTTCGTTGCGATAAAGGGATCGGGTTCCTGTTCTTCGTCACCGGGATACCAGCGCCAGACGAGGGTCGAGAGATCGAGCGGCTTCCCATCGGCCCAGACGCGGCCAATGCCGGTGATCGGGCCCTCGGATAATGCGACCGCGAAACTGGCATAGTACAGATACTCGGTGGTCTGGACCTTTGGCCCGCCGCCTTTGGCCCGCCGCCTTTGCCACCACCCTGGCTGCTCGTCCGCGTCTCCTCTCGAAAATCCGTGGCCCAGATGATATTGCCGCCAATGCGCATGCGCCCGTAGACGCGTGGGATCACCGCGCCTTCGGAGGATGACGTGATGCGCAAGGAATCGAGCCGTGCGCCCTCGATGCGCTGCGCGGGCGCAAGTGAGGACACGAGCCAGCTGTCGACGGCAGATCCGACAGTCGAGCCGATCATGCCGCCGATCACGGTGCCCGACAGCCCGAGGATCGCGCCGCCAAAGCTCGACCCGATCGCCGAGCCGACCGCGCCCAGAACAAGGGTTGCCATAAAAAACTCTCAGGTCTTGGGGAAAAGAAATGCGAAGGCGATGCGCCGCCGCCAGGCTTGTGTCAGCGGCTGCTCGATGACGCCTAGCCGTTCATAGGCGTGGATGAAGCGGTCGGGCGCGGTGCGACTGGTGCGACCAGTCAGGATCCCGACATGCTTGGCGATCGCGCGGGGCATCATCCGGAACAGAAGCAGCGCGCCGGGTGGGGCGTCAGCAGGTGAGACTTCGATCATCATGGCGCGCGCGCCCTCGACCAACACCTCGCGCGGTCCGGTTTCGCCCCAGTCCCGGCTGTAAGGCGGGATGGGGAAGGGTTCCTCTCCGACAACCTCGCGCCAGACGCCGCGCGCGAGGCCGAGGCAGTCGCACCCGACGCCTTTGAGGCTCGCCTGATCATGATAGGGCGTGCCCAGCCAGCCGCGTGCAGCGGTGATAACTATGGAAGGGCCGGCAAAACTCTGCGGGTTCGTCGTGACTGTAGCCCTCACAGCACGCCGCCTTCATGGCCGCCGTCGCGCGCGGCATAGCGCAGAATGGTGTCCTGCCCGGGGATATGCGGAAAGCCCCGGAAATTCGCGACATTGCTGAATTTGGCGCTGCAAGTCTCCACGCGCTTGTCGCAGCCCGCGCGGATCGTGAAGACGTCGCCCTCGACGATAGCGCGCACGGGCGCTTCAAGCAGTGTCAGGACAGCTATACCATCCAGCAGATCATGGGCCAGCACCTCGGCCCGCCGCCCGGCATTGGCACCAGAGGTCCACTCTACGGTGCCAAAAGTAAACCAGCTCGAGGCAAACCCTGACAAACCAGAGCCCGTGAATTCGCGGTCGCGCAGCGGGTCGATGACAGCGCCTGCGCCCTTGTACGCAGGATCCTCCAGATCGACCCCGCAGCGCGCGTCACCAAGGGCTGCATCGCAGCCTGCCTGAAACGTGCGTCCGACCGTCTGGCCCAGAACATGCGCGAGGGAGCGGACTTCGGCCACAAAGGCCATGCGCCCGCGCCGGATTTGACCGACAGCACCCCTTCGCATCAGCACGCGCTGGCTGGTATCCGCCCAGTTGACGCGCCAGAGTTCGACCTCGGCCGCGTCCCAGCGCCCGTCGAGAATATCCGTCTCGGTGATGCGGTCCGACGACAGCACCCCTTCGGCATCCTGCGCGTCAACCGAGAGATCTGATCCCGCGCGAATTTCCGAGGCAGCAAAGCCGCTTTCGGGCTCAAACTCCGTGCCCTCGAACAACAGCGTGCAATCGTGATCGGTGAAGCCGAAGCTGACGCCATCCGCGCGGGTGATGCGCCAGCACCATGCGAGCGTGGTAGTGCCGTCATCGAGATGGGCCTGCAGGGCAGGGTCGAGCTGTTTCATGAATTAACCTTGATTTGGCGCGACAGGCTTGACACATTCTGTTGATGAACTGTGTTCAGTAATAAGGTGCATGAGTATGCGTGATACGTTTCAGGACGGGGCAGGTGAGACTGCGAAACCCGTTTATGATCCCCAAGAAGTGCGGATGGATGTGGTCCGGCTCGACAGCTTTCTGGCCGCTCTGAAAAAAGCCGCGGAAGAGCAGGACCGAAAAGTGGTTCCTTTCCCGGAAAGACGTTCTGACAAAACCTGAGGCAGCGCGCTCATCGCCGGATCTCCAGGAGCGGAATCGATGTGATCGAGCCCAGCCGTTCGACATCGAGCGTGACGTCCAGCGTGTCGCTGTCGAAACGGACGGGCACGTCGAATTCAAACCCGGCAGTGATAGTGACGCCCGCGCCGGGGGCTGTATCGAATGTCACCACACCGGTTGTTGTATCAACCGACCATCCACTGGTCTGTTCAGCACCGCCCAGCGCGACGCGCAGAGAGCCCGCGACAGGCTTGGTGATGGCGCGGGTCCATGTCTGGCTGCTAGAGGAGTAGCGCTTCATCAGCGCAAAGCTGGTGATGCTGCCATTGCCCGTGCCGATAGGCTGGTCGAGCGGGCCGGGTGATTGTGACGGCGCGGAGGATTTGTAATCCGACCAGTCCTTGAAGCGAAACCCGTGCAGCCGGCCATTGCGGGCCTCAAAGAATGCCACGACAGCGGCCAGATCATCGGCTCGCCTTATGCCATAGGCCACATCATAGCGGCGGCGCGAATTGGCCCAGCTCGCATTGCGCTCCTCGTCACCCGAGGCGAGTTCCACAATCTGCGTGCGCCGCTCGGGCCCGCCCCGCGCGCCGCGGCCGATATTGTCGGGGAAGCGCACTTCATGAAACGCCATCTGACCTCTCCATCGTCAGTGCTCTGGCCCCTGCAACCGGTGCCCATTTGCGGGGCCGCACTTACATGCCCCGCCGCCCGAGACTGACTGCGCGTGCGATATCTGCGGCCATCTGCGTGCGCGACTGCCGGAAGCTCTCTGCATCGCGCGCCATGATGGTGACATTGACGGTCATACCACCGTCTCCCGGTGCAGTTCCTCCGCCATAGCCAGCGGCTTCCCGCCGCGAGAGCACCCGTTCTCCCCGCTGCAGGATCGCGGGCACCTCGTCGGGCTTGATCCCCGCCCAACCACCGGAATGCATGCGCGGTGCAGCAGCAAAGGCCATGGCGGGCACCATGCGCGCCGGGGCAGGGCTGCCGACCAGACCGCCGGCATGTAGAATATTGGCGAAGATCCCGCCTGCGCCGCCGAGCACCCCCGAGAGGACACCAGCCAATGGGCCTAGAAGGAACTTTCGCGCGGCGAGCTTGGCGAGGTCTGCGATCATCGAGGTGACCAGATCGCGGAAGTCCAGTTTGCCCTTGCGTACAAAATCCCCGACCGCGCTCTCCGCAGAAGAAAACGCCCCCACGAGCACCTGGCCGATATCAGACCCTATCTCGCGGGCTTTTCTGGCATAATCCGACAGGGACGCTGTGACCGCATCCCAGCCAGTCAGGGCCTGCCCAGCACCAGACGCGGTCTCTGCCCCAGCCTTCTTCCCAGCGGCGCCAGCGCGAACCGCTGCCGCCTCGGCCTGATCCAGCGCATCCGACATGCGTTGCGCACCAGCTGCAGCCACACCCAAAGCGTCTTCGGTTTCGTCACTGGACCCGCGCACTGCCGCCAACAAGGTGGCGACAGCCTCTCGCGCGCCGTTAAAAGCACTGGCGAGAGTTGCATCCGCCCGTGCGCGGAACCCTTCTGCGGATCGCTCGGCGCGCATGATACCTGCGTCAAAGCTCGACACCAAGGCCTGCACGCCCAGCGCATCGATCTGGAAACTGGCCCCGATCACATCGGCGATCCGATTAAAGCCCGGCGCGATCCGGCTCAGGAAATCCGCCCATTTCTGTCCCAGAAACCGCATGAGCCGCAGCCAGAGCGCCTCGATCTCAGCCCCCATCGCGCGGAAGCGGTCGCCAAAAGCGGAGAGCGACGTCCCGATCCCGTCCCAGACGGCCCGCGCCACAGTACCCATCAGCTCCAGCGCGCCGCCAAAGCCACCTGCGCTGGAGACCAGCTTCCCGAATTGATAGACCAGCTCACCCGCACCGACGATCAGCGCGCCGATCCCGGTGCGGATCAGCGCCCCGCGCAGGACGAGCAGAGCGGTGGCCAGCCCGCGCACAGAGAGCGCCGCCGCCGCAACGCCCGCGACCCAGCGCCCAGCCATGAAGGCGACGAATGTGCCTGCGATGCTGACCAGCCGCCCGAGATTGTCGAACAGCCCCCGGATCGCCATGCCGAGTGGGCCAGTGGTGCGCGCGACAGACGCCATGGCATTGGCCACAGCTTCAAGCGCGGGGGCTGCGGCCAAAGCCAGCTGGTTTGAAATCCCGCGCCAGATCAGGCCCAGCCGCGATATGGCGTCATTGGTGCGCTCGATCTGGGCTGCATCCTGATCAGACACGATGACGCCGAAGTCCCGTACGTCCTGCGTGGCCTGGCGTAGCGTCGCGCTGTCGATGCGCCCGAAGACCAGAGAGGCGCGATCGCCGAAAAGCTGTGAGGCAATGGCTGCGCGCTCTGCCTCGGGCACAAACTCCGCGAGCCGCTCCTGAATTGTCGCGATGCGTGCATCGAGCGGCAGGGCTTGCAGATCTTGGGCTGAGAGCTGCAAGCGGCGCAGGGCCTCGACCGCAGGGCCCGTGCCAGAGGCCGCCTGCGATAGCCGCCGCGTCAGCTGGATCGTGGCCTGTTCGACCTGACCCATGGACACGCCTGCCAGATCGCCCGCGCGTTCCAGCACCTGAATGCTCGACACAGTGGTGTCGAGCGAGGCCGCAAGCTTCGCCTGCGCGTCGACGGTCTGCAGGCCTGAGCGGATCATCGCGACGCCGGCTGCGGTGGCCGCCGCAACAGCAGCCGCAGAAGCTACCTTCACCCGGCGCGCAAAGCCGGCGAGTCGCCGGTTCGCCGCCTCCATCTCCTGGCTCAGCCGCCCAAACCCGCGCTTGCCAGCCTCGCCCACACCTTCAAGCGCTGTGCGGACCTTCTCGCCGCCGATCACGGCAAGGCGGACGCTAACGCTTTTCTCTGCCATTTGTCGTTTCCATCTGTTCGCTGAGTTTGATGACCATCACGGCCTCGATGCCGGGCAGGAGTTCGGCCATCGCGAGCGGCGGCACGCCCAGCGCCTGACCAAGTGCCAGTGCCGCACCCATATCCCAGCCGATCACGGCACCGGGGGCGATGCGCAGCTGGCCACCCAGACGGCTGACCAGATCCCAGACCTGCCAGCCTTCGTGGGTGAGGGGACGGTTCAGCCGCGCGGGGCAGTCCGTGCACGACCTTTCGCGGCCTTCGAAGGGCTCGCAACCCGCGCAGTAGCGCGCGCCCCCGCCCAATTCCCAGTCGGCGAGGGCGCAGAGGCGTTTTTTTCCTGTTCCAGCAGCAGACCTTTGGAAACATAGGTCAGCTGGAAGGCTTCAAAAATCGGCCAGATGTCCAGAAGCGCGTCGATGGCCTCGGGGCTGGGGGCGATGGCAATACCATCCGCATCGCCGATGCCCTCCCAATCCAGCACCGCCCGCCGCGCGAGGGCTTTGGCGAAGGCCATGGCGCGGGTCTCATCCGTGGCATCCTCGGGAATGGCCTCGACCTCCGGGTCAGCGCGTGTGGCGACCATCAGCGCGGTGGTCAGTGGGCGCAGCTGCACGCGCACACCGGGGGCGAGGTCATGCCAGCGGGGGGCATTGGTCAGATCGAGGGTCAGCATCAATAGGTCTCCACTGCATTGATAAGGGTTGCGGTGCACATCCGGCCCTCAGTCGGATCCCGCGCGGCTTGCCAGTCGAATGTCGCCTGCACGCCTTGCGGCCCTGAAATCTCGATACGCGGGCGGGGCAGGTAGACCGCGTGGACAGAAAAGGTAAAACTCTCGCCCGAAGGCAGAACATAGGCGAATTCCATCTCGCAGGGATCGCCATCAATGGCCTGCGTCACCAGCGTCTGATCCGCAAAGCGGACTTCGATCCGGCCAGTTAGCGCGGCGATAGAGGGATCAGCCCCATCAATCCGCCCATCTGCGCGGATGGTCTCGATCCGGTCGAGATTATTGGCATAGGTGATCTCGGCTGAGACGACATTGCCAAGAGCAGTCCCGTTGCGCGTGATCGCGCCATTGAAATGGCCGAAGCGTTGTAGATCGAGCGCGGCGGGTGTTCCGGCAGCAGTGGCAGTGCCCACCGCTTCACCTTGCGCGACCAGCCGGGCGGTGGCCGTCAGCAGCCCCGAGCGCTGCATCTGCCATGAGAGCTGATCCAGCACACAGCCGGAATACATGGCAAAGCGTGGGACCTCGGGCATGCCGGTCTCAATGGACATCGAGGGCAGCGTCCAGGCACCCGACTGGAATTCGTGGCTGTAGGGCGCGACTGATCCGGTTGTGACTGGATTGCCAAATGCGGCCTTCAGCCAGAATCCAAATGCCTGCGCGTCTATAGGGATGACCACATCGCCATCTGAGGTCACCGCATCCTTGATCGGAGGCAGCGGATCGCGACCATAGCCAAGCAGCTCGCTGTTCAACAGCGGCTGTTCCGCGCCCAGCGTCGCGCTGGCGAAGGGCATGCGGGTGAAGCCACTCGCGGGCGGCGTGCCATAAGTCGTCTCGAACGCCAGCGCCATCTGCGCCCGCGCGCCTTGCGCTCGTGCCATGGTGTTTCTCCTGTAAGTTCAGGCAGCCAATCTGGTAAAGGCTGCGGGAAACCAAAAAGGGACAGTATCGAATGACGGAAGAATCAAGCGGCCCGTCCGGGTCTGGTGGCCGCTCGCATCTGGCTATTGGCTCGCGTGCCACCGGTGAGCTGTATTTCCCGGGCACAGTCGAGTTGCCGGGGTATGTGAAGGGCAGCGTGGAGGCGGCTGCGATCGTGATCGAGGAGACAGGCGAAATCGAGGGCGAATTGCGCGCCCCAGGCATTGTGATCAAAGGACGTTTCAAGGGCCAGATCAAAGGTGGCACGGTGCAATTGCACACGAGTGCCCGCATTGTCGGGGATATCACCTATGACAGTCTGCGCATCGAAAGCGGCGCACAGGTAGAGGGCAGATGCATCCCGCGCGCAACGCGCGAGGCTCCACAGGTTCAGGACAGCGGATCGTCCGTCGAATAATACAGGATCACCGGTATCACGGCGGCTTTCAGACTTGCTGCGCCCTCGACTAGCAAATCGACGGGACGCGGGGCTTCTGCCTCGACCCAGTCGCAAATCCCACCCAGAGTGCGGTCAGCAGCAATCGCCACGCCGATGCTGGCGCAGAGCGTATCAAACGCCGTATCGCGGTCCGCACCTTGCACAACCGCCTCGATCTCGGCGCGATGCTGGTAGTGGTAGGCCAGCGGCGATAGCGTGACTTCGGGCTCCCCCGGCTCGCCGTCGCGCAGGATGAGCAGGCCGTCGGCAGGGACGCGCTCGGGCAGCACATCGCCGCGCTTGGTGGTGGCGGGTAGAGCCGAGAGGCGTGCGTAGAGCGCACCGAGGATTGCTTCGCGAGGGGTGGGCAAAGTGCGCTCCATTTAATCTTTCGCCCACATTGAGGCAGGCAGCAGCGCAGAAGGCGGCATTGTCGTGTACGGCCCAGAGCTACCCCCGGCCACATCGCCTAGCACTGCATCGAGGCGTCGCCGAACCGGCCGTTCATTTCCCGAGCAGCATTTTCAATCGGCGAATGTCGGCACAGCGGTACAGAGCAGAAGCAGCGCTCTACTTTACATCCAATCCAATAACCCGCCTTCCTGATAACGCCAGAAAACGTAGTAGAGGAAGTTCAATACGTCACTTTTATCTTTGCAGTAACATCGCGCCAGCGCCAGCAGCAGTTTTCGCACCGTCGGAAATAGCCTTCACCCAGTTAGACACATCAAATCGCATCTTTTCTGTCTCGCTAAATTCGACCGGCAGACGCTCTGACAAAAGTTCGTCAAAACTTAAGGACCCTGATCGATCATAATCGAAAGAATGCATTATTGCTCCTGAGGCGATTGGGGCTAACGCAGCTGCGCTGGTGGCCGCTACGACCCTCTGACCCTCCGAGACTTTGGTATCCATGGCAGTACCAATTGAAACACTCGCACGAATTATGCGTGCAATTTCAGCTACTGAAAGTTCGCCATCTCCGCTTACGTCCGCTACCCTAAACAAATTTCCCGGACAACGCGCGACGGCTTCGCGGCAGTCCGAAACGGCGGCATCAAGGTCTTTCAAGACGGCCAAGGCTTCTCCCATGACCAGCGATTGTGGTAGTGGGAGACTTGGGCAGGTTTCGCCTCGATCGATATTGAATGCTTCCGGAACAACTTCTGGCGTCAGTGCGCCAGAGGACAAAGATGCATGCAAAGCCTCTGTTTCCGCCGTTGTATTCGGTTCCGTTTTTGGCCAAGCTTGTTCAAGAAAACCGTCTTTTTCTCGCATTAGCGAAGGTGCAGGGTCATGCTGATCGGTGCGCACATATAGCCAGTCGCTTCCACTGATCGGTGTGATTTCTTGTGAAATAATTTCGATTCCGCCATCGCCTGAATATGCTGCCAGAGTGTGTCCTTGATACTCAATATTGCTGGCATCGTCGCATCCACCAAATCCCCATAGTCCAACTATCGTCTCCTGAGCGTGCGCCGGCACAGATGCCAATACAAGTGTCACACAAGCAATACTTTTAAATAATCGGCTTATAGTCATTTGTAATTCTCCTGTGAATCCGCGTTTCACATTCAAGGCTCGCGTAGAAAGTACCGTTTTGCAAGGCCTCGCCGGGATCACAGATTGGCTTCTTCCATGGCTAGTTTTTGAGCTCCAGTGCTAAGCCATCGGCTTTCGAGCTACCCCCGCTTAACGCGTATTCTGCCTTTGAAAATCTTCCGCTTCGGGGTCGTATCGGTCATGTGCAGTGCAGTGAACTCCCTTGATTTGACACGTTCTGAATGCCCGCTCATGCGAGGCTATCTTGATCTGCCCACGTCGCAGTGAGAGTCCGTTCTCCGCCCATCCACCTCGGTCATGCAGCAAACGCGCACGATTTGCGCTGAAGCTTCAAGCGGCAGAAGGACCGGCACAACAGACATCAGACTTTCCCCTCCACCCATTTCGCCACGATCGCCCCCGGCAAGGCCTCTTGAGCAGCCCGCGCATCCCGCGCCAGATCCAGCCGCTTTGGGAGCCTGACCTGCGGCACGAGCAGAAAGATCGGCACAGTGGTCCGACCGCGCCCGGTCTTTGCGCGCGAGGCGACCGCGCGACCGCGATTGTTCAGCCGCCCTTCGGCGACCAGCAGGCTCGGGCCCGTCCGCCGATAGACAAACCGCAGGCGCAGGCCCGAGCGGCGCTCCCATTCCCCCGGCGTGATGCGCCCACCGCGTGCAGATTTTCCAGCCGCAGGCGTGGGGATCGCCAGCCAGAACCCGTCGCGGGAGCGGATCAGCGGCCCGGTGTCATGCGCACCGATGATCACCAGTGCTTTCGACCAGACCAGAGCGGCGGCGCTCAGGCTGGTTCTGCCCTTGGGATACTGCTCCGAGCGGATCGTGCGCGCGAGCCGCTGACCCAGCCCCGCGCCGGTGATCTGCCCGCGCCAGGCGGTTTTGAGACTGGTCCCTGCCTCGCGCGTGGCTGTGGTAACGGCCCGTTCACCGGCTTTGATCTCTGCCGCCATCATCGCCGCCAGATCAGGCGTGATATCCAGCTTTAGTTTCATGCGGGCCTCAGATCTACGGTCCAGACCAACCGCTCGCGATCCCGCATGGGCTCCCCCTGAATATTGAACGCCTCGCCGTCGATCTCGATCCGGTCGCCCGGGCGCGGGTTGGGGACCTCGGCCACCCGCAGATCAACCCGGGTGGTTTCCGACCAGAGCCGCGCATCGCCAAAGCTGGTCACGTCATCCGCGCGGCGCATGACCACACGGATGAGCTGGGGCGCGCCACCGCCCGCAATGTATGTCGCCTCAATGGAGATATTCGGATCGGCAAAGAGATTGTCGATGGCGGCGGTGAAGACCGACATTCTGATGTCCTGCCGCTATCAGTTCGAGCTGTGCAGGCGGATCGCGAGGCGCGGGCGCTTGTTCACCGGCAGGATCGAGCTTTCGGTCATCAGATCGATCCAGCGACCCTTCGCGTCCATCATCTGGCGGGCATAGAGCGGCAGGCCCACGGTATTGGCGGTTTCCAGAAGGTTCGCCGGGCCGCCATAGGTGGTGAAGGTGTCAAAGGTCCCGAGCGGAAAGGCGATGCCCTCTCCGCTGGGGATCAGCCGCTCCGAGCTGCCATTCGAAAGGGTGACGGAGCCATTATACTCCTCAAAGAGGATCCCTGCGAAGGGGAACGCGCGGCGCATGTCGTCGCGCAGCGGCTGGCCGCCTGTGGCCGAGTAGAACTTATAGGCGTCCTCGGTCTTGGGGTGGCTGATCAGCTTGTCGAAGAATTCCGAGCTGACCAGCGCATGCGCGGTGGTCATGGTCTCGCCCTGTAGATTGTCCTCGATCCCGCGCAAGGTCGTGCGGACCTTGCCCTGCACATTGGTGCCCGCCGTGCCGAAGACGAAGTCGACCGAGATCTGCGTCAGCCCGAATTCGGTGAAGTAATTGTAGAGCGTGGTGCCGGCACCATCCTTCACGATGCCGCGCAGCGCATTGATCTCCATGTATTCGCGGGTCTGGGCGTGCTTGCGCCGCATCAGCGTCAGCTTGCGGTTCATCACCTCGACCAGCGGATCAGCTGCGTCCGAGACGCCTAGCGCCGGCATGCCCTGAATGTCAGCGGGCAGGATCACATCGTCATGCGGGATCCACGGCAGCGCAAAGCTGCGCATGGAGCGCGCCTCGCGATTGCCGACGGTGGCGGGCGCGCCCAGTGGCACTGAAGGCAGGAGGCTCAGCACCCCTTCGCGCTGTTCAATCACGATCGAGCGCTGGGTCACGCCTTCAAAGCGGAACAGGCCGATCTGGCCGAGGCGGGTGTAGAGGTTGGGCAGGATGTTGATGGCCTGCGTCATCTCGGCGAGCGAATAGCCGCCCGTATCAAACGGGTTGCGGGTGATGGTCATGGGAAACTCCGGGGAAAGAGGGGCAGGAAGAGGACGCGCCGCGCACCAAAACGCGCGCGGATTGCGGGGTCAGGGATTCATGCGATTGCGTGCTGTTTCAGCACCGATCAGGCGGTATCGCGTGCGATGATGCCGAGGCTGGCCAGCTGGCCGATCTTGGTGGTGATCTTGGTGCCGTCATCGACGGTGGCGTCATAGGCGAGGGCTGCGCGCGATACGATGGCAGGCCCGCGCACAATCACCACGCCGATGGCATCGGCCAGTGTGGCATCGACGGGGTAGAGCAGAACGGCGCCTGCGGTTTGGGCGCCGTCGGAGCCGCCGGATGTGGCGAGCTTGTATTTGCCGCTGGCGGTGATTTTGCCCAGAACGGCGCCGACCGGATAGGCGGTACCGGCCAGAAGCGTGACGGTTTCGCGGGTGTAGTTCGGGTTGACCTCGTATTTGAGCAGATCGCCCATCGTGGCGGGTTGCGTAAGCGCGTTCATGGCAGAGTTCCTGTGTCAGGGGTGCAAATGAAGATACCCGCCGATGTGGATCGGTGGGGTGGCAGGGTGTCTTGTCCGGTAGTTGTCAGGTCTCAGCGCCTTGGATCGGCGTAAGAGAAAGGACTGAGCAGCTCAGCCGCGCGGGCTTGCTGCTGCGCGTTTTGCCGCCGCCACGATCGGGCTTTCGCTGGCCTTGGGCAGGATGGGCGAGGGGGCGGCGGCAACCACATCCCGCGCGTCCGACGCATCCGATGCGCGTTGCAGGACCAGCTTGCGCAGGGCTTCCGGGGTGGTGCCCTCGCGCAGCGCGGTTGCCGCGTCGATCACAATTCCGAGGCGGCCCGCCTGAGCTGCGATCTCGGTGATCTCCGCCGCCGTCTCGCGAAACTGCGCCGGAAGCTCGGCCAGATTACTGCGCGATGACGATGGCTGTTCCGGTGCGGATGCAGATGACGGGTGCGAGGGTTTTTGCGGTTGGCTCTCACCGTTTGAGGGGGTAGCCGCTGGCGCAGCGGCGGCGTCCTCCACATCGGTGGTATCGTCATCAGCGGGTGCACTGTCAGTAGAAGAAGCGGTATCGATCGCATCCTGCGTCTGACCATCAATAGCATCCTCTCGCAAAGTTTCATCTTGGTCTGGCGCATGGGCCATGGCGGTCTCCTTTCGGGGTTGGTGGAGTGTGTTTCGGGTCCTCGAAGCGTCAGCGCGGGCGATCGCGGCGGGCGGCCTGCCTGCAATCATCTGCCGAAATGCGGCAAAGCCCTGCGTCAGATCCGTGACCTCGTCGGCAAGACCCGCAGCGACGGCATCCGCGCCGCGATAGGTCGCAGCCTCGGTTGCCATGGCGGCCTCCTCACTCAGCCGACCCGCACGTCCGGCCGCCACAGTTTCCGCAAAGAGAAACCGCAGCACATCGATCTCGCGCTGGATGTCGCCCTGCACCGCGTCGGGCAGGGGCTGATATGGATTGCCATCAACCTTGTGGCGGCCGGAGTGAACCAGCGTGACGCGCACGCCCTCCTGATCAAGCTGCCCGCTCATATCTGCGTGCAGGACCACGACCCCAATGCTGCCCACGGCCCCGGTGCGCGGCAGCAGGATACGGTCGGCCTGGGAGGCCAGAGCATAACCTGCCGAGAAGGCGTGTTCGGCCACAAACGCCCAGACCGGCTTGGTGCCCCGAATGGCACGAATGCGATCTGCAAGGTCAAAAACACCCGCGACCTCGCCGCCAAAACTGTCAATTTCCAATGCGACGCCGCGCACGGCGGGATCATTCGCTGCCGCCTCAATCTGCGCCGCGATCCCCTCATAGCTGGTCTGGCCCGAGGATTGACCAATCCAGCCGCCCCGGTGGATCAGCACGCCGGATATCTCGATCACGGCAATGCCATCGATGAGCGGGTAGGGCGCATCGCCATGCTGGCGGTAGCTATCTGCGAGCCCACCGGCCAGCAAGCTGGCGCGAGCGGGCAGGGCGATTTCGCCGACCGCTCCGCTATTGTCGTCCATCTCAACCCGCCGCCCAAGAATGCGCGGCCCAAGCCCTGACAGAAACGCCATGGCCTTGGAGGGGTCCACCAGCAGCGGCGTGTTGAAGGCGCGCGCGGCAATGCGGGCATGGAGCATCAGGTCTGGTCCTCGTCTGGGCGCGGTCGGTCTTCCGCGTCATCTCTGTCGTCGGTTTCGCTAGGCGTGTCTTCTTCGGGATCTTCATTTGCGTCAGAAACCATCTGCACACCCTGCGCGGGCGACCCCGGCCGACGGAAATCCAGACCCAGCGTCCGCTCGCGTTCCCGCTCCGCCGCAATCTCGCGATCGACTTGCTCGGCGTCATAGCCGCGCTCAGCGATGGCCTGCGTGCGCGACTTGAGCCCGGCCTCGATCTGGGCGATCTCGGCATTGGCGTCTTTCAGCGGATCAACCCAGTCCCATTTGGTGGGCAGCCAGTCGGCAGTGAGAAGCCGCGCGCGGTTGGCCTCATAACGGGGCAGGGTGAGCGCACCCGACAGGACAGCCGCATCCATCCAGCGGGCATAGACGGGGCGGCAGAGTTGAAACACCATGACCGCATGCTGCCAGGCGGAGACGCGGCGGCGGAATTCGATCAGGGCCAGACGTGAGTTCGAGAAGTTCCCCTTCACCATGTCATTGGCGAGGTAAGGGTAGGGAATGCCAAGTGCTGCCGAAATCTGCAGCAGCGTCCGGTACTGGAACGGCTCGTAGGTTCCCCCGCTATCAGCGGGCTGGCCCACGGTCACGTCTTCGCCGGGATCCAGCCGCACGATCTGGCCCGGGCTGATCTCAACCCCGTCGGGCATCTCGTCATCTTCGGCCGGTGCGAGCGGGTTCTCGGGCGCGGGCGAGGTCACGAACATCGCATACATCGCCGCGACCTTTTTACGGTCGAGCTCAGCATCATCATACTGATCGAGCAGGAACAGTTTAACGATGGCGGGGGCGAGCTTTGAGACGCCCCGCAACTGCCCGCCCTCGACCGGGTCGATGATGTGGATGACCTCCGACGAAGGGACGCGCACGGTCTCCCCGGAGAGCTCGGGATCCGTACTGTCACCCGGATGGCGGCGCAGGAAGTGATAGGCGACGCGCCGACCAATCCGGTCGAACTCGATCCCTTGGCGGATCGCGTTGCCATTGGCGGCGATGCCCGATTGCTCGAGCGGCAACATCTCCGAGGGCAACATCTGCAACTGCAATGGCACAGTCAGCCCGTCACTCGTCCGCCGCATGCGGATCCGGAAGAACACCTCGCCTGCGATAAACACCTCGCGCGCGGCGCGGCGCTGGAGGCCATAGAAGTCGGTCAGCTCTTCGGCGTCCGCCTCGTCGGTCCAGGCGAGCCACAGGCGTTGCAGCTCTTCCTTGCTGCCAGCATCGCCAATTTTGGAGATCGGCTTGATCCCGTCGCCCACGGTGTTCGCCGCCCAGCTTTCGACCGCATTCACGGCATAGCCGTTGTTGCGCACCAGCCAGCGGGCCCGGGCGGTGATGTCTGGCCCCGCGGCTGCGATCAGCGCGTTGACATGGGCGCGGGTCGCGCGAAACCCGCGCAACCGGCGGTGATGCTGGCCCGCATCAAAACCGCCGATGAAGGCGCCGAGGCGCTGGCGCCAGTTCATTGCGCCGCTCATCACAGGTCTTTCACGGCAAAGGGACGCAACACGCGCCCGGTGCCGCGCTCGAGTTTCGCAATGCGACGTTCGATATCAGCGATCGTCGCCGCCATTTCCGCGTCAGACCCATAGGTGATGCTTTTGCCGTCATAGCTTACCGACCGCGTGCCACTGTAGCGCGCAGCCAGCAGGGCGCTGTGGCGGAGTTTCAATTCTTCGATGGTCATCGGTGGGTCCGGTCATTCCATGTATCGTGGCGTGCTGATCTTCCAGCCGCGGCGGCGGGGCGCGGTGATGCGCCCGGCCTGGGGTTCTGCTGTGTTCCGGGCAGCGTCCGATGCCTCCGCAGGCGCAACACTCGGGGGCTCGACCCCCGCCTGCGTCTCCAGCTGCCGCCACATCCTCTCATCGAAGCGGTCAGCGCCAAGGATCCAGGCGGCGGCGCGCGCATAGACCCGTGTGTCTAGCGCTTCATTGCGCTCGCGCAGCTTTTGCCATTCCTGCCGGGCATAGCCGCGCTTGTCGCGGATCGTGACCAGCTGCTCGGCGACGAGTTGCTTCAGCCATTCGCTGTCGGCCCAGTCGGGCAGGTGGATTGTGCCAGCCGGATGCGGCATGCCCAGCGCGATCTCCTCATCGCTGGGCCGCTCGATGCGCAGATACCGATAGGTCTCGGCCTTGAAGGTGGCCGTGGCCACGGTCCAGAGGCGAGCCCCGCGTTTCAGCTTCCGTCCGTTCACGGTCGCATCGACATAGGTCGGCCCCGAAACGGGTGTCGCCCGGTTGAACCCTTCTAGGCCTTTCACAGGTGCGACCTGCGCGATGCCCTGCTTGCGGGACCAGGCATAGACGGCGGCGGATTCGTAGCCCGTATCGATCGCGAGTTTCGCCAGCGTCATAACGGCACCACGCTCGTGGACCCAAGTCTGGCTAAGAAGCGCAGTCAGCGTCTCCCAGCACGCAGGATCATCCGGCCCGCCTGGAATGACGATGTGATCCACGAGCCAGCTGGTCATGCCGCGTCCCCAGGCCCAGATATCGACCTCGATCCGGTCCTTTTGCACATCGGCGCCCGCGGTCAGGAACAGCCCGCCTAAGGGGATCTGCTCGGGGAAGGCGATCCGCCGATCCGCCAGCCGCTGCCATTCTGGCGCTTCGCCCGACTCGACCCATGTCTCGCCAAAGAGCGTGTTGCGCGCGGCGCGCAGCATCTCGTCGGACCCTTGGGCGGCAAGCCAGTCCCGCGCGATCTGCTCCCAGCTCTTCCAGCCGATGGGCGAGTAGAGGGCAGACAAGTGGAACCCGATAGATGTTGGGTCTGCCGATACGGCCGTCGCCCGCCACTCGCCTTGCTCCAGCATCTGCGTCTTGTGATGCTCGGCGATGGGTGTGTCGCAGCCTGCGCAGTGATAGGCTGCCGTTTCCGGCTGTCCCTTGTCCCAGCGCAGCCGTTCGAACTCCAGCCACTGCATATGTCCGCAATGCGGGCATGGCACGAAATACCGGCGCTGGTCAGAAGCCTCGAACTCCCGCTCGATGCGCGATAGCCCCCGGATCGTGGGGGTCGAGACCATGAACACCTTGCGCCGGTGCGCGAAGGTGGTGGTGCGGGCTTCGGCCAGCGTGACAGGATCGCCTTCCTCATCCGCCGAGGCCGGATAGGCATCGACCTCGTCTAGGAACACATAGCGCGCGGGCATGGACCGCAGACCTGTGGCCGAGTTCGCACCGGTCAGCACCAGAATGCCTCCGGGGAATTCCTTGGACAGCATGGAATTACCGGCGTCGCGCGAGCGGGCAGGACTCACGCGTTCCTTCAGCGCAGCGCTGTCCTCAATCAGCGGATCGATCCGGCCCCGCGAGCTGCGCTTCGCCATTTCCACTGTGGGCAGCACCCCCAGCATCGGGCCCGGCGCGTGATGGATGACAAAGCCGATCCAGTTATTGCCGGCCTCGGTCGCGCCGACCTGCGCGGCTTTCATGAAGCTGATCCGCTGCGCCGGGTGGCTCGGGGACAGCGCGTCCATGATGCCGCGTAAGTAAGGCGTGCGGGCCGTACGGTACCGCCCGGGCTCGGCCGAGGCCCGCGAGCTGAGCCAGCGATGCGCATCGGCCCATTCCGATACGGTCAGGTCAGCATCGGGGCGCATGCCGCGCCGCCAGGCGCGCAGGATGTCCTCGGCCCCGTCAAACGCGAGGTCCAGATCCTCGGTCAGGGCATGGTCATCTGCTCCTTTGCTGTCATGCAAGCGAGACCCGGAGGTCTGCGAGGGCGTCGAGCTGCTCTCGGACATGGGTTTCCAGCACCCTTTGCAGGATCGCAGTCTCGAGTGTCACGGGGCTGCCCGTTGCGGCCTCCATCTCTGCGGCGAGTTGTGCGGCCATCAGCGCCGCCACGCGGGTGGGCCAGGTGACCCATGTATCGCGCTCCTGACGCGCAAGGCGAAACACCAGCGTTTCGGCCCGCGCGCGATCGACCAGCACACCTTTCTTCTTCTGGATTGCGAGCTGACGTTCCTGCGCCTGGTAGACCGTCAGCGCCGTGCGCGCCTTCAGATAGGAGGTGCTGTCGCCGGGACCGGAAACAGCGCTCTCGTTGGCACCCGATCCAGCACGCGCCCGCATCTGCTGATCTGGATCCGTCATGGCGCCGCGCCGGGCATCAGACGCTGCCGCATTGATCGAGCCATCGGCAAAGAGTACCAATCGCCCGTTTTTGCGCGCCTTCTGCACGGCGCCGCGCGACAGACCGGACTGGGCGGCATAGGCGCGTTCAGACAGACCTTCCATGGCAACAGGGTGAGCCTCAAGATATTGGTATTAAACAGAAATACCTGTCTTATTCAGTTGATTACACTCGCCTTAAGAGCGACTCTGTCAGCAAGGAAACGGTGCATCGCGCACCCGACACAGCGCCCGAAAGGACCAAAACCATGACCATCGCAATCCCCTCCGACACGACCCGCATCTTCATCGACCGCACCCGCTTTGTGCAGGCAATGAGCACCGCCACGCTGCAGGGCAAGCTCAACGAGGTGAACCTCAACGCCGAGGTTTTTGAAATGGCCGGCCGGGTCGGAATCGACTGCCTGACGATTGAGCTGGGCGATGTTGTCCCGGTCCTGAAACAGCACGGGCTGATTTGAGAGCACGCCGCGCGCCAACAACGCGCCCATCGTCGATCACGTCCCAGACGGAGAACACCCATGTCCAGCACCAAGACCATTGATCCAGCCATTGCCCGCGATTCCCAGCTGATGGAGATCGCCGAGCGACACTTGTTTCTCGAGACCCTTGAGACGCGCAATTCTGATGCGCTCGACTTCCACGACACAGCGATCTGGGCCATTCGCTCCGCGCTGGAGGCGGCGTTTGAGGCTGGGCGGCGGGCGGGTTCTACCGCAGATTCCGACACAGTTCATTTTTGAAAGGACATTTCCATGACGGCCATGACGACAATCCGGATCAACCACGATGCCCTGCCGCGCGAATTCGACGCGAGCCGCCCTGATATCGTGGCAGAGATCATCCAGACCGCATTACGCGGAGGTGGCATCAAGGCTGATGCCTCGGACGTGATCACGCATATCAGGATCGACATTCCCACGGTGCAGCTCACCGCTGCCTGCACTATCCTCACAGAGCTCAAGCTGCTCAGATTGGCCTTACAATGAGCACGCGCGCAGATTGCCATCCAGATCGGGCCCGAGCAGTGGGCACATGTTTATTGCCTCTGTGGTTGCCGCCCAGTGTGCAAGAAGATTCTGACCTTCAAAGCCGGTGATCGAGTGCGGTTCTCTGTGAGGCCTTTACATACGGCGTTCGCAGGAGCCGCTGGCCAGTATGGTGATCAGCGGAGCGGGTCCAAATTCATTACTCGTGCTTCTACGCGCTAGCAATACAGCTGGTTTTCCCGATCCCGATCGTTTCGATCATTTGCCCATTCAGGTCGTTGCCTTCTCACACGTCTATACCGACGTCAGGTTGCGATGCGCCGCTCTTGTGCGTGCCTCATGCTGCAATCCCCATCGCCGGATCTCGATAATCCTGCTGTTTCGTAAGCATCGCCCATATGGCGCGCGCCATCTTGTTGGCCAGCGCGACGGCGACCACCATGCGGGGTTTTCTGGTGCAAATCCGCGCCAGCCATGACCCCCTTCGGCGATCCCTCTCCTCCCTGCCCAGTTCAGGCGTGACATCGCGCCCATGATAAGCAGTTGCCGAATATCTGCCTGACCTGCTTTAGACACGCGCCCAAGCCTTTGCTTGCCGCCTGATGAGAACTGCCGGGGCACAAGCCCAAGCCACGCCGCGAAATCCCTACCACGTTCGAAATTCTCCATGGACGGCGCAAATGCTTCGATCGCCAGCGCGATCAGCGGTCCGACACCCGGCATGGTCTGCAGCCTGCGCGCCGTGTCCGTCTCAGCTGCCAGCTTCTTGGTCTTTGCATTCTTCTCTGCAATTCGGTTGGAAATCTGCGTGATCTGTTCAATCAGTTCATGACATTCCTCCCGAACCAGTTCAGGCAAGTCGGAGTTGGGTGCCGCGATGATCTCCGCGATCCGCGGGAGGTGCTTGATCCCCTAGGGCACGACATGCCCGTATTCATAGAGAACCGAGCGGAGGGAGTTCACCAGGTCGGTGCGCTGGTGGACGAGACGCTCGCGTGCACGAAACAAAACCGCGCTCGCCTGCTGCTCCTCTGATTTTGGCACAACAAATCGCATTTCAGGCCGCTGCGCCGCGATCACGATCGCCTCGGCATCGGCCGCATCGTTTTTCTGGCGCTTGACGAACGGTTTCACATAGCGGGGCGCGATCAGTTTCACGGCATGGCCCAGTTTCTCCATTTCGCGTGCCCAATAATGCGCGCTGCCGCAAGCCTCCATCGCCACGATTGCTGGCGGATGATCCGCCATGAACCGGCGGAACTGTTCGCGCGTCAGCTTCTTGCGGAACTTGACTTCGCCGCTGTCAGAAGCCCCGTGGAGCTGAAAGACGTTCTTTGCCAAATCGACCCCAATGATCGTATCCATCGTCATAATTGCCCTCCTTCCATGCGTTCGTGGCGATTACCGCCACTTTGGCATATTGCGATGCCCTCGGGGGAGGGCGGCAACCATTCCATTCATTATGACGGCTACCCGTCGCATATGCTGCCCGCGCTTGCCCCATGGACGCCCGAGGATATTCTCGCCGCCCGCGAGATCCGCGCGGTCCGTGCGGGCGAGATCGAGGCTTTTGTCCCGACCCGCGATCCGGTCATCCTGCCTCGACCCACACGCCAGTTCTGCCATCTCTATCTCTGGATGGGCGGTCGATGGGTCGAAGTCATACCTGAAGACGAGTGAGCTGAACGTTCCGGGCTGAGGGCGCATGGCCCAAACCGGAATGATCAGAAAGCAATGATATTGCTCAGAATTCTCTACGATCATCGCCGCTCTAGAGCGATGGTTGTTGCACGGAAACGATGCAACTCGACCAAGGAGCCCCCGCCATGACCTGCCGCACAACTGACAATTCCACAGCCGTCGACGCCTTCCTCGCCGCCAAGGCCGAGATCGACAACATGCTCGCACGCCTCACCGCGCTCAGCGACGATCACTTCGAGACCGACCCCGACGAGATCCATTGGGGCCATGTCGGGACCCTCAGCCACTACCGCGACAGCCTGCGCGAGATCTCGGACGCCGCCTTCAAGGAGGGCGAATTCGCAGAGTGATTGCCGCAGCGCCACCTCGGCCCGCCGCATGGCGGGCTTGGGGTGCTTGAAGGCCGGCGATGATCGCGGCCCTGATCACGGAGACGACCCATGCCTAAACTCACCGACACCCAGAGCCTTGTCCTCAGCCGCGCGGCGACGCGCCCCGGCCATCTGGCCATGCCGTTGCCCGAGGGGCTGAATGGCGCAGCCGCCCAGAAGGCCGTGACCGCGATGGTCACGCGCGGCTGGCTTGAAGAGGTCGATGCCAATCTCCGCCGGGGCGAACCGCTCTGGCGCGAGACCGGCGATGGTCACGGCACCACTCTGATCGCCACCGAGGCCGGGCTGGCGGCCATCGGGATCGAGCCGGTGGTAGCCCGCGACAGGCCGAAACCCGTCGCCATCCGCGCGGGCACCAAACGGGCGCAGATCATCGCGCTGCTGCAGCGGCCTGACGGGGCGTCGATCGCCGAGATCGTCGCGGCCACTGGCTGGCAGGCCCATAGTGCCCGTGGCCTGATCTCGGGTGGGCTGAAGAAAAAGCTGGGGCTCCAGATCACAAGCCAAAAAGAGCAAGGGCGCGGGTCGGTGTATCGGGTAGTCTGACGTCGAAGGATGTCCTTTGCCGTCATTGACGGGTCGCGCAGCGAGGGTCGGCTGTGAGCCCACATTGACAAATGCTGCGCCGCGCACGAATGGCCTCTAAGGGTTATTGATATTAATGCCTCAGGTGGATAACCTTCGCCCTGGTAAGCTGCCCCGCCGACTACATTCGGCGGTCCAAGGTCATCAGCTCTTTGGGTGACCGTGCAACAAAGCACGGTGGCCAAATGCCCAATATACCCAAAGCTGAAACGCCCATAACCCCCATATCGCTCGTCAGAACCGCCCTCCCCATCGGAGCCTTCTATCTGACAGAGATCCTTGTAGGGCTGACCGATCTCGCAGTTGTGGGCGCGCTCGGCACAACCGATCTTGCGGCGGTTGGTCTGGGCAAAACTATTCTGTTGTCCGTGATGGTGATTGGCTTCGCCGTTCTGTCCATAGGGACAGTATTAATGGCGGAAAAACCAAATCCAGCGCGGTGTGGTGCTGTCGTCTTGGCGTCTGTCGCGATGATCATCCCCTTCGTCACCTTGGCCATAATTGTCGCAAACGCCTCTGGCGCGATATTGACGGCAAGCGGGTACGATCCCGACTTTATTGTCGCTTTTGATAGATATGCAGGCATCCTCGCATGGGCCATAGCTCCCGCACTTCTGTTCTCCGTGCTCAAGAACGTCCTGAATGCAGTGGAGAGGACAGCTGCAATCACGTGGCTCTCTATTGGAATCGTTCTGGGAAACCTCATGACAAGCATTGCGCTGGTTCATGGCATTGGCGCGTGGCAAGGGCTCGGTGTGGCAGGTGCTGCGTGGGCGACACTTGGGGTGAACGCCTGTGCCGCAATTGCGCTTTTGGGTCTCGTGCTCTGCTCGGATCATGTGAGAGTGCGTCGGCTTCGACGCCATGTCGTTGTCCGCTTCATGGCCGATATCATCCGCCTTGGATGGGCGGCGGGCGCGCAACAGGCGCTTGAAAGCGTTCTGTTTATCGTCGTCCTCTATCTTTTGGGGCTTTACTCCACCTTATGGCTCGCCGCCGGAACATTGGTTTTTGCAATCATGGAACTGAACTACGCCGCGAGCGGTGCATTGGGGGAGGTTCTGGCTGCGCGTATCGCCGCAAACCGTTCAAAAGGTCATGCAAATCTCACTCGTTTGCTTCGCATTGGCGGAATAGTTGCCGGGGTTGTTGCCGCATGCATAGCTCTAGTTGCGGGAATATTCGCGGACGCAACCGTTACGCTTTTCTCAAGCTCCGACATATCGTCGGAGGTCAGGTCTTTGATGGTTAATCTGCTCCGGTGGACAGCTCCATTTTTTGTGTTCGACGCTTTGCAGATCGTCTACATCCATGCGCTGCGTGGGCTACGTCAAACAGTCATGCCGATGCTGCTGAGTACGAGCTGCTACTGGGTCGTTGGATTGGGTGGTGGTATGTTTCTTGCCGAAGCTACAAGCTTTGGTGCGCTGGGCGTTTGGATCGGATTTTGCCTTGGCCTCGCATGTGCCGCTGTTCTATTGTCGACAATAGCATTTTGCGCTGCCAGGCGTCTAGGATGAAGAAGGATAGGGCAGCATCTGCGTTTGCAGACATTGGCTAAGCCGCAACGAACGTTAGCAGAGTCCGCAGAGCTGCCCTAGGCTACCGCCTGCCGACTGCCTCAAACAGCCTGCGTAGCGTGTAGCTGCGGATCAGGGAGATCGCGGTGAAGACCCCACCTAGTGCCAGGTTCTCGCCGAGGCTCGCCTGCAACCCAAACCATGGGAACACTACGATCTGGGCCACGACCGCCAGGACATAGCCCACGGCGACATTGGTCGCGGCTTCAATCAGCGACAGGCGCCGTGACTGGGTCATGCCGCCAGCCGTTTTGCCTTAAGGGAGGCAAAACTCTCCCCGGTCTCGGCCAGCACAGCGTCCTCGCCCGTGAAGGCCTGCCATTGAAGTGGTCCGGCAAATTTGGACAGCGTGCTAAGATGTATCCAACGCGCACGAATGGATACGAGAATGACAAAGCGACGGAACTTTTCAGACAAGTTTAAAGCTGCTGTGGCGCTTGAGGCGCT